GAATGGCACTTGGTACACTTCATATTTCCAATTTTTCATGGGTGCATTTCCTCTGCTATTGCTTGGGCTTTCGCCTCTACATACTCCCTATGAAATGCGGGAGCTTCTTCTTTCAAGATCACTTTGTAAATATCTTGGATCTCAATCTCAATGTCACGGCACAGATCAATCGTTGTGCTGTCCTGATAATTGTGGTCACTGATCTCACGCGATATCTCATAGATTTTATCTATCGTCATGAGTGTAGCCCACAGAGCTTGTTTCATATCATCTTTCATAGTTCATTTCTCCAACACTTCTACAATTTCAAATTCTTTAAAGTCTTGCTCATCTGGCGCGACTTCACCTTCAGTTACCATTTCTCTGGCACGTTCTTCCGTTTCAGCTTCGACAACATACTTGTTCACTACTGAAGCATCTTCCCAAATAATAAATTTCTTCATGTTCATTTCTCCATTGGTAATGCGTAGGAAAATCCTACGCTACTGCTATTAAGTTATCGGTGTTCACAATGAAAGGATTGTCCCTGTCATTGCGAGCTTTACCCTTGGCCTTCAATCCCACGACATAGCCATGCTTCTGTGCATTGACAATATCGGAAGCATCACCATCAATCACAGGCTTGCCCATAAAGAACTTAGGGAACTTGCCACGGAACACCACAGACATTGGTGCGTTTGATCTCAGCGCAACACCAACCTGTTTTGTGTACTCAATCTTGGCACTGTAACTAAAGATCAAATGGTAGTTGTTAGGCACAGTACCTAAGCGAGACGCAATCTTGGTGTAGTCCAAGAACACCGCATTGCGGAACTCATACGTCATATCAAGATGACGCTCCCAAGGAATGTCACTGATCGTATTCAAACGGAATACGGGTAACTTGCCCTGCTTAGTACAAGTCTTGATGAAGTTATGCATCTCACGTTTGAGTTGCTCCAAGAAACCTGCACGATCAGACATGAACCAATCAGTCTTAGCTTGCCGTGAAGCATTGACAGATGGATACACGCCACCCATACCAGATGTCACAAGACAAGGATCAGCGCACCCAGCTTTGTGGCGCATAGGGCACAGCTTGTCATTGGGCATCATTGACAGTGTCGCATAGCGTACAGGCTGTCCGTAGAAATCATAGTTAGCTGACTTCTTAGCTTTGGGATTAGATCCCTGTGTATCTAGCAATTTCATTTGTTGCTCCCCGTAGGAAAATCCTACACCTCCAATAAAAAAGGGGCATTTGCCCCATGACTATATAGTCTCACATATTTGACTCTGTGTCAAGTGACCGAGAGACTTCACCACAAAACAATCCCACTACTCTGCAACGATTTCAGATGCGCACGATACTGCGAACGATGACGCGCACGATTGAGTTTCGGATTGTTGTACTTGCCTGTCATATCACGATTGTGATTGCGCTTCTGCGCGAGATGAACAGACACCCATTCAGAACATAACAAATTCATAATTTCTCCCAATTAAACGGCGTAGGAAAATCCCACGCCAAAGGCACGCACCAAAACGCAGGCACGTAGGCACGTTGATAGTAGCCCGAAAAAAAAAATTTGGGCATAAAAAAACCCTGCCGGAGCAGGGTCTTGATTCAGTGTAGGAAAATCCTACGGGTTAGATTTGCGCCGATTGAATGGCGCGGATTAGTTCGGCTTTTTCAATCCCTAGTTTATCCGCGCGGGTTAACGCATTTTTAACGATTTTGTCTAGCGTATCCTTTTTTGGATCATTGTCCGATTCATTTTCCGAATCGCTCGCGCTTTGCGCTTTGTCGTATGCATCAAACGCGGAGCGGATAGAATCAGCGTCCAATTCGTGCAACGGCTTGATGCGCTTTTTCGCAACTGACTGTCGCCATGCTTCCAAAGCTTGCAATTCGGTTTCACGCTGATAAACCACAATGTAGGCGCGTCTTTGTCCGCGCGAATAATGCGATAAATCAAACGATTCTAAAACCGATTCCAGAGTGGAATTGTTCACTAAAGTTTTACCGTCTTTTTCATATTCGGCTTGAATCTGGAATCCGCGCAAAGCTTTACCAATTGCGACAAAGTCCGCGATGTTCTTTTCATTACGCGATTTCATCTCGCGCTCTTTGCGCTTGATCAAAGTTGCTCGCGCTTTGTTTTCTTTGCCGAATGACTCCGCGATTTGCTCAACTGTCAGCGCAACTTTAGACACATCCGCGCGAACTGCCGCGCCCTTTGCTTTACGCTCGCGCCCTTTGTTCTTTGCCGCGCCCTTGATATCTGAATCGCGCTCTTTGCTCTTCAAATCATCAAAAGCTTTTTCAGCAACTTTCTTTGCATCGTCAGCAAAGTCAGCACCGAAACGATGCGCGGGAGTCAGATCAACTACGTTTAAATTTTTCATAACTTCATTCCTTTATTTGAAATTGATATTTGTACTCGAGCCATTATTAAACCACTACCGCGAATCAGAGTCAACACCCGTAGGAAAATCCCACACCAAAGAGCGTAGGAAAATCCTACACCTACCATGCGCAAATATTGCGTGACGCAAATTGTGCGTGTCCCTATCGCGTATAAAAGGAACGCGCGTAGCAATAACCATGCCAACTATGTGGACACGCAAAAATTGCAGGTAGTATCTGGACACGCAAATTGTGCGGTATAGATGCTTCACCATTGCAACACGCGCACGTTTTGCGTGTCGCACTTTTTGCGTCTCACTCTGGCTATCAAGTGATTAGATATCAGTTGACGGATAGCACGCAAATATTGCGCTTTTGACCCTTTATCCGCACATTTTGCGCGTTTTAGCCGCACATATTGCGCATTTTGTTGGTGGGGCGGGCGAGAGCCACCCCCGGTACCCACGTACACATATACACAGAAATACACAGAAGTGGATTTTGAAGTGTAAACCACAATGTACATGAGGCTATCCACACGATAGCTATTTTCTATGATAAACCATGGGTATGTATAGTTAGTATCTATCAGTATCATAGCTATTATTAACTTGACTTATTCTTAGTTCTGGATATAACTCATTACTGAAAGTGATGATAAGAAGAAGAAAACAACAAAGTCCTGAAAAAAAGATGTAAAATACACTGTCAGTGTAACACTTAAATGTACACTTAAATGAACCCTTGCATAGATGAAGTATCTGTGCTAGAATCTGTACATCCCATCCAGAGTGATACAATCTGTATCTGCTCATTTGTCAATTTCCTTGACATTTTCAATTTTCCGAATATAACTATGTATAAATTTGAAAGATCCCGTGAGGGACTACTAGAAAAAGTTTACGATTGTTTAAGGACTGGTACGTCTTTAGACAGTGTTCATATACCGCATTCAGATGTATTCTTTGTGCGTGAAGCATTGGAGGACCGCTTTGGGCGGTCTTTGTCATTATTACAAGTTGAAGAATACATGAAAGAAGCAGGTTGGACGGATGGCAACAACTAAAGATGTAGAAAGATTACCATCAGGTAGAATTAAGTACCGTGGTGAGACATTCGCTGGCTTCAACAAACCTAAGCGTACTCCCGGTGCCAACAAGAAGTTTGCTGTACTTGCTAAGAAAGGCGATGAAATTAAGATAGTCCGTTTTGGTGATCCGAATATGGAGATCAAAAAGGATAATCCTGAGAGACGTAAGTCCTTCCGTGCTCGTCACAACTGTGACACAGCGACAGATAAGTTCAGTGCTCGTTACTGGAGTTGTAAGAAATGGTAGCTAAACGTAACTACCGTAAAGAATATGATAACTACCACAGTAAGCCTGCCCAGCGTAAAGCTAGATCATCACGTGTGATGGCTCGCAGGAAGATGGCAAAGGCTGGCTTGGTTAAGAAAGGTGATGGGAAAGATGTCCATCACACAACTGGTAATCCATTAAACAATAGCAAGTTGGCTGTCAAGCCAGCATCCAAAAACCGTTCCATTGCTCGCACGAAGACTGCGAGAAAGAAAAATCCAAGGGCATAGATATGGCAACTCGTGGCGCACAAAAGTTAGATGAAAAGAAACTGCAAAAAGCAGTCGAAAATTGGGTAAAACAAAATCGTGCAAAGATTGCAGATCAGAGGATGCAAGCCGCAGTCGATGATTTTGTAAAGCAACACCGTAAAGAAGTCGGTGACCGAGGAATGAAGATTATTCGTCGTGTTATCGCTGAGGGTCGCACCACGCCTACAGTTAAATCAAAAACGCCTACTAGAGGGTCTTCTCTACGTACCGAAGACAGACGCCCTAAAGTTACTAAGCAGGGTGTTGAGAAGATGGTTAAGACTGCAACAGGTAAAGCGGGAGATACGCTATCTAAGACAGCTTCTCGCTTGAGTTCACTGACTAAATTAGGTAGTGGTGTGGGCGCATTTTTAGCCTCTGATGAGGTAGGCGCAGGCTCAGATGTTATACCAGAAGGCCGCCGTGATGAATTTGTCAAGAAGCTGGATGCTGAGCGTAAAGCAAAAGAAAAAGCTAAAGCTAAAAAAGTAGAAGCTGATTCAAAACCAAAAGCTGATTCAAAACCAAAAGCTGATTCAAAACCAAAAGCTGATTCAAAACCCAAGCCAACACCAAAAGCTGAGTCAAAACCTAAGTCAACACCTAAGCCTGAAAATAAAGCAACTACTGAAGCGAAGAAAAAAGCGGCAATGGAAAAGGCTCTTGCCGCAGATAAGGCAGGTGTAGAGGCTAGAAAAGAAACAGCTAGAAAAGTAAATGCTAGAAGAGAGGCGTTACGAGCACATAATAAGCGTATCACAGCAATGTCCCCGGCGGAGCGTAAAAAGTACCGTGAAAGTGAAGCGGGTAAGAGTGGAAAGCTTCTCAAAAATCGCGGTGGTTCAGTATCTAAATATAGTAGTGGAGGTATGGCACAGCGAGCTAACTGTGGTGCATCCATGAAGCCAACACAGAAATCATCACGAGGAATTAGGTAATGCCGGGTATGACTGATAAAGAAAAAATTGCATTTTATGAGCGGCAGATGCGCAATAATAAAAGAGGTTCTGATCCGTACATGAGAGCCTTGATTGAGTTACGTAACATTCCCGGCTCAGGCTATGAAATGCCATCTAACACAGAAGATCAGCCAATGGCGAATGATCCATCTGAAACAGCACCGGAGAAGTCATCTACCATGAAAGATGGTGGCATGGCTCGTGGTAAAGGTAATAAGATGTACCAGCATAACTACGCAACAGGCGGTAATGTTGTGGATCACCTTGGAGGTAAGAAGTAATGGCTATGACTTACTGTAAGGGTTGCAATCGTAAAGCTGAATGCAAGGCAAAAAATAAATGCCTTGGGCCTAAAAAGGTAGTTAAGAAAGCATACGGTGGCGCAGTTAAGAAGGGCCGTAAGTAAATGTCTAATTGCAAGATGGCTAAAGGCGGATCAGTTAAAGGCAGGACACATTACTATGCCGCAGGCGGTATGGTACAGGACCAATTGTCTAAAGTTACTGGGCATCCTAACAACATGATGGGCAGACAGCAGATACAACGCAGAATGCCTGAGTCTGTACAAGCAATGACTGCACTGCCCGGTGAGACACCAGCAGAGCGTTCTAAGCGTTTGCGGTCAGGTGGCTAATCAATGGCGTTAAACGTCACCCGTCCTAGCCGATTTAAAAGCTACGGTATTCATCTCGTTTTAGATGCTACTGAGTATACTGTATATACGTGCCCGCCAAACACTGTTGCGTACATGTCTTTGATCTTTATATCTAACGGGACAGCAAACGCATCGGATGTTGCAGTTATATGGAATGATTCAGATAACGGTACACCAATTACCGTACTAGGAAGTAAGAACTTAGCATCTGGTGAGTATCTTCAGTTGAGTGGATCTTTCCTCGTGCTTGAAGAGGGTGACACAATTAAAGCGACACCTGACAATACTGCCGGTGGTAATGATCCTGATTTAGGTGTCATTGTCACTGTTGAAGAAGTATTCCTACCAAACGGATAATTTACATGCCATACAAATCTCGTGCTCAACAAGCGGCTGTTGCAATCTCAATGAAGAAAGCTGGTAAGTCACCTAAAGAAATCAAGAAGCATATGATGGGCGGTGGCATGGCGAAGAGCGGCCCGTACAATGCAGTCACTAAATATGCAAAAGGTGGAAGCACTGTTAATGAATCAGGTAACTACACTCAGCCCGGATTACGTAAACGCATATTTGAACAAGTCAAAGCCAGCGGCAAAGGTGGTGCACCCGGACAGTGGTCTGCTAGAAAAGCACAACGTGTCGCCTTGTTATACAAACAAAAAGGTGGTGGGTACAAGTCATAATGAAGGCTCCACAACGCAGTCTCAAAGCTTGGACAAAGCAAAAGTGGCGTACCAAGAGTGGCAAGCCATCTACTCAAGGCCCGAAAGCTACCGGGGAGCGTTATCTACCGGAGAAAGCTATCAAGGCTCTTTCGGCCAGAGAGTATGCCGCCACTACGAAAGCCAAGCGACAGGGCACCAAGAAAGGCGCACAGTTTGTCGCACAGCCTAAAAAGGTTGCGAACAAAGTAAGAGCATATAGGAAAGTAAAGTAATGGCTAGACAGCTAACTGAAAAACAACAGAAGTTCTTAGACGTACTCTTTGAGGAGGCACGTGGCAGTGTTGTTGAAGCTAAAAAAATAGCTGGATACTCTCCTACACAGCACACAGCATCTATCGTGGAATCACTGAAAGATGAGATATTAGAACGTACCAACATGTACCTCGCCCAGAACGCACCTCGTGCGGCAATGGCTATGGCTGGTGCGTTAATTGATCCAACTGAGCTAGGCATTAAAGAAAAGATGCAAGCGGCTAAAGAAGTGATGGATCGTGTCGGTATTATTAAATCTGAGAAGGTACAAATTGAATCTACAGGCGGTGTGATGATTCTTCCACCGAAACGCTCTGAGGATGACGAATAATAGATCGACTGGCAAGTGGATATTAGCACAGCCAGAAAATGTAATTGAGGATGATGATTTCCTCCCAATACCAAGAATAGCACGTACTATTCCATTTGGTTACAAAGAAGACCCTGAAGATGACGACATTCTCTTACCAATTCCAAGGGAACTCAGGGCACTAGAGAAGGCTAAAGAATACCTTCAACAGTACAGCTACAGAGAAGTATCTAATTGGCTAACAAAACAAACAGGCCGTAGTATTTCTCATATGGGATTGAAAAAACGGATAGATAGTGAGCAATCCAACAAAAGACGAAGCGCAACTCTCAAGCAGTGGGCCAAGCGGTACGAGACGGCGATCACCAAAGCGGAAGAAATCGAGCGCACGAGGCTCGGCGCAAGGAAGTCGCAGATCAACAGTACAAGCACAGCCGAAGATTGAAGTTAGGGAAGATCCTCACGCTGAGCCTGAGTTTGAGCCGATCCGCCCTGAAGAAGAACACAATGTCATATTTAAACCGAATGCTGGACCACAGACTGAGTTCTTAGCATCAGGTGAAAGGGAGGTTTTGTATGGAGGTGCCGCAGGCGGTGGTAAGTCTTATGCTATGTTGGCTGACCCGTTACGATTTATGGGTCACCCATCATTCAGTGGGTTGCTACTACGACACACAAATGAGGAACTAAGGGAACTCGTTTGGAAGTCACAAGAGATGTACCCAAAGATCTGGCCGGGAATCAAGTGGTCAGAAAGAAAGATGCAATGGACTGCCCCTTCAGGCGCAAGGCTGTGGTTCTCGTATCTAGATCGGGACGACGATGTGTTAAGATACCAAGGACAGGCATTTAGCTGGATTGGTTTTGACGAATTGACACAGTGGCATACGCCATTCGCATGGGATTATATGCGTTCTCGTTTGCGTAGTACGGCTAGTGATTTGCCTACATATATGCGAGCGACAACTAACCCCGGTGGACCGGGGCATGCTTGGGTGAAAAAGATGTTCATTGACCCAGCCCCTTCGGGTAAAGCATTTCACGCTACGGACATTGAAAGTGGTAAGACTTTGTGTTACCCTCCCAATCACTCCAAAGCTGGTGAACCACTATTTAAACGTAGGTTTATACCTGCGATGCTAACAGATAACCCTCATCTGTATGATCAGGGGGACTATGAAGCGATGCTCTTGTCCTTACCTGAGCATCAACGTAAACAGTTATTAGAGGGTAATTGGGATGTTGCTGAAGGTGCGGCGTTTCCTGAGTTCAACAGACAAATACATACTATTGATCCTTTTGATATACCTCACAATTGGGTTAAGTTTCGCGCCTGCGATTATGGGTACGGCTCTTATTCTGCTGTTGTTTGGTTTGCCTGTACTCCTGATGAACAGCTTATTGTCTATCGTGAGTTATACGTTAGTAAAGTCTTGGCAACTGATCTTGCAGATATGGTTACTGAACTTGAAGCGAATGACGGCAACATCAAGTACGGCGTACTAGATAGCTCATGCTG